TTGCTTTAGGCAAAGATGTAGTAACGAGAATAGATGAAAGATCAGACAAAGGCTACGCTACTCAAGTTTATGTATGTATGACGATTGGTGCTACAAGACTTGAAGATGAGAAGGTTGTTACAATTCAAGCTCATGAAGCTTAATAATAGGAGGATAATATTATGGCAAGTGTTAAAGGTGTAAATTTTACCAACATCACAGCTAATCCTATTGTAAATGCGGATAGCGGAGAATGGTCTGGTAAATTAAGAGTTCAGTACGATACTTATGAAGCTTCTTCATTAGCATCAGGTTCTGACATCTCAGTTGCAAGATTACCAAAAGGTGCAAAAGTTTATGACATTGTTGTTCACTTTGATGCTTTAGGTTCTGCAACTATATCAGTTGGAGATAGTGGAGCTGCTGCAAGATACATTGCGGCAACATCTGTTTCTTCTGCTGGTCAAATGTCTATGAGCCAAGAAGGTGCAATCGATGGAGTTGGTTACGAGCAGACTGCTGAAACTGACATATTACTTACAACTGGAAGTGCCTCAATTTCTGGTACTATTAAGTGTGCTGTGTTCTACACAGTTGAGTAATCAATAATTTGTTTGGCGGATGAAATACTCCGCCAGGCAACTAACAAAATTTTCAATGAAATATATTTTAGTTTTACATTTATGTAGTATGTTAAGTGGCACTTGCTCTTCATCATCTATACCTGGTTATCAATTTATATCTTATTATAATTGTGTAGATGCTGGTTATGCTGTAGCTCAAAGCACATATAGAAATTTAGAAACTTTTGAAGAATTTAACAAAGATTACATCGAACAAAGTAAAATAGTTATTAAGTTTGAATGTAAAGAAGTGGGAGAAAAAACATAATGGCATCAGTAGTGGACATCTGCAATTCAGCTCTAAATTTATTAGGAGCATCAACAATATCAGCTTTAACTGACGATAGTAAAAACGCTAGGCTTTGTAATCAAAGATATGAGCCAGTAAGAAATAGAATTTTTAGAGGTCATGCTTGGAACTGTTTAACTAAAAGAGTTCAATTAGCGAAAGATAGTACATCTCCAGTTATTGAATATGCTAATCAATATACTTTACCAGCAGACTGTTTAAGAGTTTTAAAGATACATACTGGAGCAACAGACAGTATTGCATCAGCGATTGATTATGCTGTTGAAGGAAGAAAAATTAAAACAAATGAAGGAACTGTCTATTTAGTTTATATAGCAATAGACACTGATCCAAACAATTATGATACTTATTTACAAGAAAGTATTTCACATCAACTAGCAGCTGACATTGCTTATGCTGTAACTAACAACGCAACTCTAGCAAATAATTATATGACTAGAGCTGATGAAAGATTAAGAGAAGCAAG